GTTTCAGGGTGAGAAGGAAATCACGAGTCAGGCGCTCAACGACAGTATTCGTCAGGATTATATTGACCGCCGGCTTAAGCGGCGCGTCGGCCGTATATACAATAAGGCTTTCGATATATATGAGGAAGAGGACTTGAAGCGAGATACCGAAATGATCGAAGAAATCTTGAATCAGATCGACGAGTATATCTTTACCGATGAAATGATTCAGAATTATCGAGTTCTTTCGATTGCAGATCCAAAGGACTATACTCGAACGACTGATACACCTCAAGAACCGAATACCGACGGTGATATTGTGAGTGAGCCGGTGTCTTCCGTAAAAGGATCAAAGGGCAATGTCACTGATGACTTCAAGAATGCAACTCGAAACAAGCCGATTCAAAGCGCACTTCGATCGATTCTTGAACAAGTGTCCGCCGAGACCGAGACTTCAATCGTAATCTATTCTGCAGGACAGGATCCGAAGGGTACACCGAATGCTCGAAGAACGGGTTCGATTCGCCATGATAATGGTTATGCCGCCGATATTCGTATTTACAAAGATGACAGAAGACTCACCGCGCTTCGTTCTTCTGATCATGAAGATCTGACCGAGATTGTCAAGAGTCTCAAGAAAGCCGGTATCGGAAGTGTGGGTGCCGGGCCCGGTTACATGAATGGTAATCTACATGTCGACATTGCAGATCGTGTCGGACAAGGTCAAGCCCTGACATGGGGTGCCGGAGGAAGAAGCGCTAATACACCTTCATGGTTAAGAACAGCATTTTATGGATAATACATTAAAACCAGACGTTAACGGATTCTGTATCGAAAAGTTCGTGAGAAAGGCACTCGTCGAAAGAATACGCGGATCAAAACTCGTAGGCTTTACACCGAAGAACGCGACCATACAGAAAATATATTCGAGTAAAGCCGAAGAGTATGCCGAATACTTCATGCGCCTTATTCGTGTCAAGACAAACTTTCAAGCAAACATTGTAACACAGTACAGGTTTATTTCCTCAACGGGCAATCTGGTCGAGAGAGAAAGAGTTGGCCTGTTTAGTATTGATCCTGTGAAGGTAAAGGAAGTTCCTCGTCAAATGCTCTTTGATCCTGAAACAAATATCGATGTTGGTATTCGCCTTTATACCGATTTGATTATACGAGAGAATAAGCTTCCTGACATTAATTCCGAAGTTTCGATATAAATAGAAGTATATGCTGAGGTCCGATTTTAACGAAAACGAAAAGTCACCGGCACGTGTTTCGACACCGGCCGCGGGTCTTTTCTCGGATATACCAATATCGTTTATCTCTCATCCTCAAACAAAAGACATTCGTCCAATTACTGACATTCAGGCAATTCGACAATCGGTCAAGGTTCTTGTATTGACATCAACTACCGATCGTCCTTTCCGTCCTGATCTTGGTGGTAATGTTGCGGCGTATCTCTTTGAAAATGCAACACAGTTAACTGCACTTGGTATACGAGATGAAATCACTCGAGTCCTTGAACGCAACGAGCCTCGCATTTCAAATACAACTGTTTTGGTTGATCTTGATGAAGATCAGAATCGCTTGCTTGTGACAATCGCTTTTCAAATCAAAGGAACACAGACAAATACCGAAGTTAGTTTTTATCTCGATAGAATCCGCTAAACACCATGCCCATTAAACAATTTTCAGTTACCGATCTCGATTTCGCCGATATTAAATCAGCGATCACGGAGTATTATAAAAGATCAGATGGTCCTTTTAAAGATTTTGATTTCGAAGGTTCAGGATTGAATCTGATTCTTGATATTCTTGCACACAACACCCACTACAACGCGGTCCTTGCTCACCTTGCTGCAAACGAAACATTTATTTCTTCTGCTCAGATGAGAAAGAATGTTGTTGCTCGAGCAAAGGCACTTGGTTATACACCTCATGGTTTGAGTGCACCTTCCGCCACAGTTTCTTTGACTGGTCTTTCTTCTTCAGTTGTGAGTATCCCCGAAGGTACAACGTTCACGTCGACTGACACACTGAATAATATTACATATACATTCTCGACAATTGAAGAAATTTCAAATCCGCAAAACGAGTTTCTTATCTATCAGGGAACTTTTCAAACACAAACATACGCCTTTGATGATAAGGTAAAAAACCTGAAGTTTGAAATTGGAAGTAAGAACGTAGACATTACAAAAATTCAGGTTGTTGTAAAGGATACTGCAACATCAACGAAGAAAGAAGTTTACACGCAGTTCTCCGAGCTCCCGGGCATCGATGGAACAAGTGCGATCTACTTCATCAACGAAAATCCAAATGGTTTCTACGAGATATCCTTTGGTGACGGTGTACTTGGTAAAAAACCCGATGCAGCCTCAATCGTTGAAATCAAATACTTCGTCACAGAAGGTACAGCAGGGAATGGCCTATCAACGTTTTCTGCAAGTTCCTCGTTCTTCGATGGAATGAACGTGAATGTTGTTGCTTCGGATTCTTCTTCGGGAGGTGGAAACAAAGAAGGCATTGAAAGTATTCGACAAAATGCTCCACTGCAGCTTCTTTCTCAGAACCGTGCCGTGACAGTCGATGATTACGTTGCACTTGTAAGAAAGAATGCTAACGTAAGAGATGTTGCAATTTGGGGAGGTGAAGATAATGATCCGCCACAATACGGAAGAGTCTTTGTTTCGGGTATACCTACAACAGGCGAAACACTTACACAGGATGAAAAGGATAAGCTTACTTCGATCTTAAACGGCAAAGGTGTTCTTACTGTTCGTCCACAATTTACTGATCCGGTTTATACGTATCTATACTTTGACATTTTCACTCATTACAATTCGTCACTCACAAACCTTTCTGCAACAGGTATTTCTCAAAAGGTACGTGATGGACTTACCGTATTTAATACAACGAATCTTTCGGACTTTGAAGGAGTCTTTCGTTACTCAGAATTTTTAAGATACATCGTTGATCTTGATAACTCGATCCTCAGTGCATACGCTCGAGTATATGCTTATAAGAAGTTCACCGCAACTACAGCAAACACGAGTAGGTATGAGATTGAGTTTAACTTTGCTCTTGAAGAACCTGAGGATCCAACGGAGTCACTTATCACATCATCATCTTATGTTTCGGGTAGTGATACATTCTTCTTCAAAGATGAAGCATCCTCTGTTGCAAATATAAGAAACATCTATCGTTACACAGTTAACGCCGATGGAATTGAAACGATTGATAAGCGTAACTGTGGTACCGTAAACTTCTCAACAGGCAAAGTTGAAATTGATGATTTTGATATTACTGCAGATACCGAAATTAAAATCTTTGCTAGACCAAATTCAAATGAGATTGTTCCTGTTCGAAATCAGGTTCTTGAAATTGACGCAGGAAGTGATACTACAATTACTTCAAGTATTGATACAATCGCCACTAAAGGAACTGCAGGTTCTCTTGAATACTTCACACCTGCCCGCGAAAGATAATGCACACCGCAATTGCTAATTACAATCCCGATAATTACGAAAGGGATAAGGTAAGGGAACTCATACCAGATTTCTTAAAAGAAAGTTCTGCTAATCTCATTAGCTTTCTTGAAGAGTACTATGACTATTTGAACCGTGAAGGTTTTGCTTCATACGAACTTGGTCATATTGTCGATGAAAACGATATTGATTTAACATCGGCAAAATATCTTGATGCAATTCAAAGTGAAATTGCAAAGACAGTTCAGAACTCTTCAGTGATTGATCGAACTACGCTATATAAAAGAATCATTCACTATTATCGTATTAAGGGTACACCAGAAAGTGTTGATGTATTCTTTCAAATCATGTTTGACTCTTTTGTCGATGTGTATTATCCAGGTGATAATCTTTTTAAGTTGTCTGAAGGAAACTACAACAGCACAGCAGGTACATACTCAAACGAAAGAGGGTTCCTTTCGGGAATAGACAAAATACATGATGGAGAATTTTGGCAAGATTTCAGTTATCAGATCCGAACATCAATTGGAGAATCACGCTGGAGGGATTCATATCAGCGTTTAGTTCACCCTGCTGGAATGCGTTTCTTTACGCTTCTTCTCATTGAAATCATTGTTAAAAATAGATGGGATGATGTTGAAATATATGAAGGCACCGCTGATAATCCTCAAGCGTGGTATACATCTTTAATTCCTCCTCGCTTAAGAAAGAAGAATCCGTATGATGCTTCTCACTCGCCAAAGTATCAGCCCGGCTGGTTATCATCTATCATTTCGGTCTTTATCGATGCTTTGGCCGATGGCCGACCAAGGTCAGTGCTTGATTCACCTGGTGGCGATGCAATCGTTTCAGGAAGCACCGATATTAAAGCCCGCTTCGAACTTGAATCAGCAAACTTCAGAAGTAAAATATTGCATGATGGTTACTTAACCGGTGAAGGCAAATACAATCCTTTATTCTGGCAAGATGAAAGAGAGCTACGTAATTTAGGATTCATGGATTCAACGCTACAAGCTCTTACATCAAATTTCAATGAACATCCGCTTGGTACTACTCCTGTAAATCTATCTGCTTATGCAATCTATGATTCACCGGGTCCTGTGATAACGGATACCTTTACGACACTATACCTCAGACCCGGCGGTACCAACAAGTATTTCAGGCCTGATGGTAGTTCGGTTTATGTTCAGCCATTGACTTAATTGGCATTCTCTAAAAAGTCAAATATCACTTAAAAATCATTATAAATAACACTAAGAAAAGAAAGAATTATGTCAGCAATTATCACAGACGACTTTAGACGAAATCAAGCGCGCCTGCTTGTGAATGATATTAAAGCATCGGCGCATTCAAACTTTGATTCACCTGACGCGTTGAACTCGCCAAGTGTATCTTTGGCTTGGCCTTATCGTGAAAATAATATCTACGCTATTGGATTTGGTAAGTCCGATCCCTGGCCAAATGATTCAGGTGGTAACACTGAAGATGGCGCAGGGTTTAGTGTTCAAGCTCCTCAGGGAACTCAACAAGAAAACGATGATGTTGTTCGTAACCTTTTCACCTTAAAAGAAGTTGGTGTAGATGGAGCGGCACAACTTATTTCGGCTAATCCATGGACCAGTGGAAGAAAGTATAAAGCATACGATCCTACTGATAACGATGCGTTTTATCTCACTGGTGACGAGTATCCCTGCTATGTTACTTCAGGAAATGATGTTTATCTGTGTCTTTCAAATACTGCTGTTTCAACCTTTACTTCTACTCCAGCCTCTACAACCGCACCGACAAACACTGACTATAATATAGAGCGCGAAACTGATGGATATGTTTGGGCTCATATTGCAAAGGTTCCTACAAGTGGAACAATTTCAAAATTCAAGACTGGACAGTTTACACCTATTCAAAAAGATGAGGACCTTTCAGTAGCAATCACAACAACAGAACAAAATTATACTGGCGGTCTTCTAAGCTACATTGGTGTTACAAATGGTGGAAGTGGTTATACATCCGCTCCTACAGTTACACTTACTCTTGTAGGCGATACAGACGATAGTCCAGCCGGGCAAGGTGGCACAATCGTATCTCACGAAACTAAAATTAGAGCTAAGGCAATTCTTGATGGAGGTGTGGTAACAAGAATTGAACTTCAGGACGTGGCCGGATTTGATGGCAGCGATACTGGTTCTTTAAGCTATTGGGATACGGCGAGTAACATATTTACTAATATCCGTTCGGCCACCGTTAAAATTACCGGAGGAGGAGGCAGTGGCGCCACAGCATTTGCACGAATTGCACCTCACAATGGTTATGGCAAAAATGCAATTGATGTTCTTCCAACATGGTTCGTTGGTGTTACAACCGACTTTGAAAACAACGAAGGCACTGATGCTCCTATAATTAACTTTAGACAAGTTTCACTTCTTAAAGATTTTAGACGCTTTGACGATAGTGATGGTAGCACCGAGACCTACGACGCACTTAAGTTTATTACGGTTACCACTGACGCAACACAAAAGGGCAGAATCGATTTGCTCGCTCCTGGTGATATTATTAAGGTATCGGTCGATGACGAATCACCAACAACCGATTCATTAATGTACTTCGATCATCACGTTGATGTAAATGGCACAACAAAAATTTACTATCACCAAAATTCAAATGATAGTGTTAATACTCTTGATCCTATTGTTACATCTAATAATGTGATTGTTCAAACAGCCGCCAGCGGATCTTTAGTCGATGGCAGTACAGTATTAGGGTCGGCAATTACTGCAGTAAGTCAAGGTGAATATCGTCAACTTGATTCTCCTTCTTATAATACTGGCGCAGAAGAGTTTAATGGTGAAGTTATTTTCCACGAAAATCGCAGACCATTTACTCGTGGGTCAGCCCAAACTGAAGAAGTTAAACTAGTCATTCAGTTATAAATAAAAATAATTATGGCAATTAAAACATATTCTGATCAGCCTTATCACGACGATTTTACCACAGCCACAGACAAAGGCTACTTACGCATTTTGTTCCGTCCCGGCCGAAGTGTACAGGTAAGAGAACTAAATCAAATCCAATCCAACGTTCAAGATCAAATTGATAAATTTGGTCGACACGTGTTTAAGGATGGCGATCGTGTTCTAGATGGTTACTCGCAATACGACGAAGGAATTAAAAGTGTTGCAATTCAATTTATTAATAATAGCATTACCGCAGCTCAGCTCAACGCGCTTAAGGGTAAAGAAGTTATTAAGAATGGTGATACTACTTTAAGAGCAAAAATCGTCGGTGTTGAAACAACAACAATTGGAAGTGATCAATATAGACTCTATCTAAAATACGGCGGTGAAGGTTCTTCCGGCACAAGAGAATTTGCGAATGCCGACCAAATTAATCTCGCTGCTGACGAAGATACTATCACAATTGGTAGTACAAGCGTAGCCGCTAGTGCTGAAATAGGTGATATTAGTACAAGTGTAGAAGCGCCTGGAGATTATGGCGGCTTCTTTCAAGATGAAGGTGTCTTTTTTGTTAAAGGACACTTTGTTCATGTTGATACAACAGAATCCTTTATTATAAAAGATTCAAATGGTAAAATTACAGGTGATCTTTTCTTCGATATTGCTGAGAGCATTGTTACGAGTGCAGATGATTCGAGTCTTCTCGATAATGCAAATGGCCAACCAAATATTAACGCACCTGGTGCCGATCGTTATAAGATTGCTTTAACACTTAAGTTTGTTAAAGATTCAAATAGCGATGCAGCGGTTGAAGACCAGCAACGTATCCATCTTCTTGAAATTAATCAAGATAAAGTGGTTTCTCCTGTTCGTACAGAATATAGCGAATTAGGTAAAGCCCTTGCACAAAGAACTGAAGAGGAAAGCGGATCCTATACACTCAAACCATTTAAGCACGACATCCGTCAATACCTTAACGATGAAGCAGGTAATCGTGGTAAGTATACCGATGATGAAATTTTAAATTCGCCTAGTACACCTCTTATTGCGGGTGTAACAAATCTTGGTGAAGCGCAGACTGAAGGAAAGAAAAGATACATTGTAGGTATCGAACCTTCCACGGCATATGTTCAAGGTTATCGTGTAGAGTTTGAAGATAAACAAGATGTTGTTGTTACGAAAGGCCGCAGCGATAAAGAAACGTATAGTGATTATAAACTTGCTGCTACTCGTGGTCAATACATTGAAGGATCACTTATAGATGATGCCGGCGTTTTAGATCAAGCATTTATTACAGATTTTGTATTTGCACCTAATGAAACTTATACACTATTTCAAGATGAAAGTAATCCCGATGTTGTAATTGGAACATGCAGAATTCATGCAATTGAAAATACTGGTATAAAAACCGCTGCTCAAGATTCACCGACCGCGGCACACGCGACTAAAAGATTATACATTTATGATATTAGTTTAGCGGCTGGTAAAAAATTAAGCGACGCAAAAATACTTCACCTTGATCATGATGAGACAACCTCTGATGGAGATTCTTATCTTTTCAATAATGATGGATTCACACTCATTGAAACCGGTGATGATCAGTCCCGCATGGTGTATCCTTTAAGTGGATTTACTGTTGAAGATGTTAATGTTACAAATAGTAAGATCATTGTTCAAGAAAGATTTTATGAACAAGACCCAAGTGATACAACAGTAAACATTAATAGCGCCCATAGTGGTGGTAAACATATTAGTACAGATCCTGACGATTATGTTGTTGTTCAGGAAGGAACATCAACTGAAGATACTGATGGCGAAGCATATGTTAAATCAGTAACACTCAATAATGCAGGTGATGATGCCGATTTGGAAATATTCATGGCAAGTGGTGCTAATCCAGCAACGGGTGCTGGAAACGATTTTACTGTGTTTGCACCGGTCGAAGTTCCAATGGTTATCAGAGATAAGACACAGACGATTGGTTCTACTACGACAACTACGACATCGCTTAATCCTGGTGATGTAATTACATTAGACCACGTTGATGTTTATAATCTTACAAGTGTTACTCATGCAAAGAACCCGGCCGGCGCATCAGAAAATATTCAAAGTGATTTTGAACTTATTACTGGCCAAACCGATACTCATTATGCTAAGTCACGTCTTGTGTATAAAGGCAGTGGCGCATTCGAAAGTGGAAGTCTAGTCGCAACGTATGATCGCTTTGCCCATGGTACAGGAAACGTATTCACCGCGAACTCATATAAAAATTCTGGTGGGTCACTATTAGACCTTGAAGACATTCCTCAGTATGAGGGTCTTCGACTTTCCAATTGCTTAGACTTTAGACCAAGTGTAACCGATTCGACAGAAGGTGTTGGTATTAAACCAGATTCTCTTGTTACTGTCGAGTTTGATCATTACTTACCTCGACGTGATATTATTGTTCTTACACAACTTGGCGAAATAGAGGTAATCACGGGAACTGCTAATAAGAATCCGCAATATCCTGATGTTCCATCCGATTCACTTTTACTTTATCAAATTGATAAGCCAGGGTATGTGTATTCTATCGATGATATTAACGTAATTTCTTCTGATAATCGTAGATACACAATGAGAGACATTGGCGATCTTGATGATCGGGTTAAAAATCTTGAGTATTACACCGCGCTTACTGCATTAGAAAACGAAGCTGCTGGAATTCAAATTCAGGATGCATCCGGCGATAGGTTTAAAAATGGTATCATTACAGATTCGTTTAGAGGACACGGTACGGGTGATACTGCAAATGGAGATTATCGAGTTGCAATTGACCGCGAAAACTTTTCTGCCCGTCCTACATATTTGTCTGAAAATACAAGATGGCAATATAAAAGTGGAATGACTGCTACTGCTGAAACATCAGGAGTTACAAGTTGGAATGGTGATACTGTTACCTCGACCACAAAATATTCTGGTAAGCGTGGAAACGCCGTTGTTCTTGACCATATTGAAAAAACTTTAGTTGACCAACCTTTTGCTTCAGGACACATCAGTGTAAACCCATACGATGTTGCTACATGGAGTGGATCACTTGAACTTTCGCCTTCAAGCGACGAATGGAAGGATGTAAACCATGTGCCTGATATTGTTCAAAATGTTGAAGGCGATAATAACGCATTACTCGAACAAATTGCAAACGATCCAAATATTTTAGGAACAGAATGGGGAGAATGGAATGCAAACTGGAATGGTGCACCACAAAGGGTTAGTACAAGAACTTCCTTAGGCACAATGGGTGGCTTTGAGGCTCGCCGACGATTTGGTTTCCAAGCAACGCGCCTTCTAGGAGCGAGAGGCAATTTCTTTAGATTAAATACTTTTGAAAGAGATCGACGTGAAGGAATTCAAACATCTCTTGTTGAAGGTACTGTAAGAGAAGTCATTGATGATAAACTATTAAACATTACCTTTATTCCATTTATTCGTTCACGTAAGATTTTCTTCAAGGCGCAATTGCTTAAGCCAAACACAACATTCTATATGTATATGGATGATGTGAATATTACAAGTTATTGTGGTGAAACAACATTCCAACAATTTGGTGGAAACATTGCTGCAGCAGGAAACACCGATGTTGAAAGATTCGATGGTGATCTTCCTGCAAGTATTTCTGGTACAACTGCTCTTAAGACCGACTCTGCAGGATCGGTTGAAGGATTCATTGTTATTCCGAATAACGACACGTTACGATTTAGAACAGGTTCAAGACAAATTCGACTTACAGATAGTTCAGTAAATAATCGCGTGCTTGAGCTTTCATCTGCCGAATCAACATACCACGCCAAAGGTCTTCTTGAAACAAGACAGCGTACTATTTTGTCTACACGCCAACTTGTTCTTGAAAGAACTCGTGTATCTCAAAATCGTGATAGACTTGTAAGTAGTCGTGTTGTAAGACGCGACCCTGTTGCTCAAACATTCATGATTGGTAATGAACCAACGGGTATTTTCCTATCATCGGTTGATATTTTCTTCCAGGCGGAAGATCCGAATCTTCCAGTTGAACTAAGTATTGTTACTGTTGAAAATGGTATTCCTACGCAGAACACCATTCCGTTTTCACGGGTTATTAAAAATCCTAATGAGGTGAGTGTCGATGCGACGAATGCTCAGTCTGCAACAACATTTAGATTCGATACACCAATTTACTTGGAACCCGATATTGAATATGCTATTGTGCTTATTTCTAATAGTGCAAGGTATCGAGTTTGGTTTGCCGAGCCAGGGACACTTAACAAGGTTGCTGCGGGACAAGCCGAAAGAATCACCAAGAACGTGAATCTGGGTGTGTTACTTAAATCGCAGAATGCATCTACATGGACACCAGATCAGAATAAAGATTTGAAGTTCAAGTTGAAGCGTGCAGATTTTAAAACCGATGCTTCTCAAACGGCAGTGTTTAGTGGACTATGTCCTCAAAGAGGAGAGGTAAGTTACATCGATCTTGATTCTCCTGCTACTGGTTATCTAACAGGTGCACCTACAATTACCGTGGCTGCATCAGGTGGAACGACTGCAACCGCAAAAGCATACGTTGGAAATGGTGGTGTTATCGATACGATTGAGGTTCTTACAAATGGCTCTGGTTATGATAGCCCTGGAGGCACAATGCCAACGATCACAATTGGTGCACGCGACAGAATCAATATTCCTACAGGAAGTGTTACTATAGCCGATGAAACAATTGAACTTCCAAGTAATTCAATAAAGGTGAAGAGCGGCCAAACATTTGAATATAATAATGGTGGCGGAACATCAATTACGAATCTAACTTCAGGTGACACGTATCATGCCGAAACTGTAGAAAAAGATGGAAGTGTTATTCGACCTGTGGAACATAGTCGACTAATTCGCTTATATACGAGTTCAGACTTTAGTGGCAGCGAAGTAAACTTAAATGGCACAGGTAATGCAGCACAATACCTATTGCCGAATAGCCCAATCCCAACTGCTACTGCACAAACTGATACTTGGAAAGCATCTACATATCTTCCAATTATTCAAGATATGAATTTACCTGAAACATCATCTACATATCAAATGCATGTTGGAAATGGTGCGGCAAACGAATATACAGTATTCCCAGGTGAACTTCTATACACTGGCACACGTGTTGAACACGATAAAAGAAGTGGTAGTGGCGGAAGTGGTGCTGATGAGCTTAAGCTTGAAGCAACGTTAAGTACAACCGATTCAAAGGTTTCACCAGTTGTTGACCTTGATCGTATTTCACTTGTAACATTTGATAATATCATAACAAATTCGAGTGAATTTGAAACTGTAAGAGATGGTGGTGAATCTGCCGCTCGTTACATTACGAAAAGAGTTATTCTTAAATCACCTGCAGATCAGGTTAATGTGTATGCTGATGTTATGCGTCCTGATGATAGCACTGATATCGAAGTTTACGCCAAGTACAAGTATCTTAATGATGACACACCATTCGATGCATTAGGATGGACGAAGATTAATCCAGTCGGTGACAATAAGCTTCCAGTAAATACAGACTTTGAATTTAAAGAAGTTGAATTTGAAGGTAATACTACGACAGAGTTTAACGAGCTTTCGATTAAGGTTCTGTTCAAATCTTCTGATAAGGCTTATGCGCCTGAGATCAAAAACCTTAGAGTAATCGCAACAGTATAATGTCAAATACGTATAAAAGAGATGAAGCTTCAGGAGCTCTCGTAAATATGAATATGCCTGCATATTCTGCACGGAAGCTCGCTAAAGAAAGAACAAAGACTATTGTTAAGCAACAAACACAAATTGATTCATTGCAAAGCGAAGTTAATGACCTTAAAGAAGCAATTCAACAATTATTAGATAAATAGAATATATGAGCAATACTCGATTATTTACAGATTTCAATAGTCCAGATACAGGAAATACTGAAGGAGGAGCTACTGAAGCAGGTATTACGCTAACTGACACACTTGAAGATTGGCGCGAAAAAACAAATGGTATCATCGAAAAAGTTAATGGCCTTGGCACTGAAGTAGTTAACATTTATTCTGGTCAGGTTGATGAGCATGCTATTAACTATAGCAAAATACAGGAGGTTAATCCTAAAAAGCTTTTAGGTAATACTGGCTCATCCAGCGGCGATGTGGCAGAAATTGAAATTGATGTGACTGCGAGTGGTCTTCAAGATTCTGATGTTACAATTCCTACGTCCAAGGCCGTTAAAGATTATGTTGATGATAGTGTAGGAAGTATAGTTCAACAGCAATATTTAAGAATAAACACCATTGATACCTTTAACGCAGAACTCATTGGTACTACTGGTGATAGGGTGACAACAGTGGCAAGCACAGCTGGTGCAAAAATGATAAACATGCAGGCCCTAAACTTTTCTCGTGATGGAACTACTGCTAAGGACATGTATGCAGGTGAAATATCGGCTCTTCGAGCATCTATAACTCCAGTGTACGCAAACTCATTGATTGCCATTGAAATGGTTATTTCGTGTGAAAGCAACCGTTACGATGCGGGGCTTTGGGTAGGTGAGCTCAATGCTTCTGACGAAATACAAATAATTACTAGATCAGGATACGAAGGCTATAATACAGCAGCCGCAACCGGCAGAAATAATTTTTATTCAAGTGGATTTTATGATGATAATGAGAGTAGCACTATGAAGTCTATTCCATTAACATACATTGATAAGCCCAATACGACAAGTGCCAAAACATACTCATTAATTTTTGCATCCGCATTAGCTAATTCATTTTTCACATTGAATCAAACCTTCTCCGGCCCATCACATCCGAACTCATTCAATTTTGAATATGGTGTTTCGACAATCTCCATAAAAGAAATTCGCCAATAAAAATCATATAACACAATTATGGCAACGTATTCAAATCTTTATATCGATAAAGGCTCAACATTTAAAACAGTTGTTGATGTTGAAAAAAATACTGGTAACGCAATTAATTTAACGGGTTATACTGCAAGAGGTCAAATGCGTAAGTCATACACATCGACCACATCAACGGATTTTACAATTTCAATTGATATAGCAAATAGCGAACTTGATGTTTCATTAACTGCAACACAGACAAATGCCTTAAAGGCAGGACGCTATGTATATGATATCGAAATTGAAGATAACAGTTCACCAGCTGAAGTAACACGAGTTCAGGAAGGACAGGTGATTGTAAGTCCAAGAGTAACATCATCAAGCTAACCTATAAATAGAGTTAAATGGCTAAACCAAGTACACGACAAGGATTGATTGACTATTGCCTCCGCGCACTTGGTCAACCTGTAATTGAAATTAATGTTGACGACGATCAATTAGAAGATCGTTTAGACGAAGCAATTCAGTTTTATCAAGAATTTCACGGTGATGCTGTAGTCCGCAATTTGCTTAAGCATCAGGTTACACAAACCGATATCGACAATAAATACATTGACATTGATTCGAGTGCAAACATTCTTTCAATTAATAATGTATTCAATATTGACAATAGTAATTCGGGCACATCTCTTTTTTCGGTAGACTATCAGATACACTTAAATGATGTATTTGATTTGAACGGATCATTCGGTGGTATTGTAAATTACGAACTAACTAAACAATACCTTTCTTTACTTGATCGAAACATCAATGGTGTTTATGAAATGATTGAGTATTCACGGCATAAGAATCGTGTTAACTTTCATGCTGATACGCTCAAAGATGTTGGTGTTGGAAAGTATGTTGTCTTTGATGGTTATAGCACCATTGACGAATCAGCGTTTACCGATGTCTTTAACGATATGTTTTTGAAAAAGTATACAATCGCACTATTCAAAAGGCAGTGGGGTTTAAATCTAATTAAGTTTGAAGGTATGGCACTTCCCGGAGGTGTCACATTAAATGGTCGCCAAATTTACGATGATGCTATTCAGGATATCGAAAAGCTCGAAGAAAAGATAAGGCTTGAACATGAAATGCCACCATTAGATTTTATTGGATAATTATATGCCTCGTAATACATATTTTAGTCTTGGTGAGACATCAGAAAAAAGACTCTATGAAGACATTACCATAGAGGCTCTTAAGATTTATGGCCATGATGTTTATTACATCCCGCGTAAAATCGTTAATACCGATGCAATTTTCAATGAGGATACGTTAGCTGAATTTGGCGAAGCGTTTGCTATTGAAATGTATGTCGAAAACACCGATGGCTTTGGAGGTGATGGTGATTTACTTACTAAGTTCGGCGTTGAAATACGTGATCAAGTAAATCTGATCATTGCAAATCGCAGATGGGAAGAGCTGGTTGGAAGATTTCAAACCCCAGGAGAATCCCGTCCACAAGAAGGTGACCTAATTTATTTTCCTCTTGTAAAAGGGTTGTTCGAAATCAATTTTGTTGAGGATGAAACACCTTTCTATCAATTGCAAAACGTGCCTACATTTAAATTATCATGCGAAACATTCTCATATGATAATCAAGAAATTGATACGGGTATCTCTGAAATTGACGATTTTGAAACGCAGTATGCTCTTCGGACTAAGATTAACCTAGGAAGTGGTAGTGGTGATCTCACGGTTGGAGAAAAAGTTACACAAACAAATACTACACCAAGTCCTGATGTGACAGTGACTGCGGAGATTGCTAAGGTGTATAAAGATGCATCCAATGTTATTACCGCCGTCGATGTTGTGAATCAGAAAGCAAGCGATAGCACAAATACAATAATTGCTGCGACTGCAGGAGGTGTTGGTAACCTTATTGGTACTAATTCACCAGCCGGTTCATATGCTGTTACGACAACAGACGCCTTCAATACCATTGACGACAATGATCCTTATGCAGATAACGTTGATTTTGAACTTGAAGGAAATTCGTTTATCGACTTTACATTAACTAATCCGTTTGGAATGCCTAACATAACTACATAATATGCTTGACGGAAATTACTTTTATAATAAAACTATACGCAAGTCAGTAGCAGTTTTTGGAACGATTTTCAATAATTTAAAAGTTGTTCGTGCAGGTGCTACCGAAGAGAAGGTGCCTATTGCCTATGGACCTCGTAAAAAGTTTTTGGCCCGTATCCAATCAGATACGGAAGCGGCCGGTGATAATACAATTGCCATTAAGCTTCCACGGATGAGCTTTGAAATCACCTCAATTGATTTTGATGCTGGCTCTGGATTGAATAAATTTAATAAGAGAATTTTAGGAGGAGTTGCTGATTCTACTACAAAGGTAAAGGTTGTAAATCAAAGTACGCCATACACGATTAGTATGCAACTCAATATTTTTGCAACAAACCAAAATGATGCTTTGCAAATCTTTGAACAGATTCTTCCATCGTTTAAACCCGAATATACAATTTCAGTAAAAGGTTTAGAAGGAGAAGGAACCGTAACTGACGTGCCAATTATTCTTACCGGCACAACAATTAGCGATGATTATGAAGGTGACTTCGAAACACGTCGCACTATTTTATACACCTTAGATTTTACAATGAAAGTGAGATTTATTGGAGGTGAAAGTGAACAAAACGTTATACGCACAGTCGATGTGTTTCTGTATGACGATGTTACAAACCCAGCAACTCAAAAAGCAAAAGCACCTTATGGTGTCGAAAATGAAAATGTTCGAGTTGCAGTTGCTACCAGCGATTCACCTCCTCTTGATTCCACTGATACTATAACTACAACATTTGGATTTGATCATGACTCACCGTGATAAGAATGAAATTATTGAAGCCCTTGAAGAAAATCTTGAAATCATTGACACCAACGCGAAATCAGTATCTCCTGACCAAATAACAAAGGACACTGAAAAGGATATTGAATATTCTCGTGATAAAATGAAGTCATTGATTGACCAGTCGTGTGAAGCGATTAATCAAATGATGGCCTTAGCGTCTGAATCTGAGCATCCTCGTGCGTTTGAGGTTTTATCAACAATGATAAAGCACACGAGCGAAATGACACAGGACCTTGTAAAACTACAAAAGACACGCAAGGATATTACACAAGATAAAAATACTCCAACCAATAGTACTACGAATAATGCTATTTTTGTAGGTTCCACAACAGAGCTACAAAGATTTCTTAAGAAAGAAGCAAATACTATTGATGTTGAAGAAGAATAAATAATTTAGATGGGAAATAAAGATGGCTCGTACATGGGCAATCCACAGATTAAGGCTGATGGATATGAACAGCACTATACAGAACACGAGCTGAAAGAATATAAGCGATGCATGGAAGACATCGTTTATTTCGCAGAAAATTACATTAAGGTGATCAACCTTGATAAAGGGCTTGTTTCGTATAAGCCTTATGGTTATCAGCGTAGTATGCTTAAGCAGTTCGATGAAAATCGTTTTAACATTGTTCTTGCTTGTCGACAATCGGGTAAATCTATTTCCTCGATCGTTTATATTCTTCATTACATCTGTTTTAATCCTGAAAAAACGGTTGCAGTTCTTGCTAACAAAGGTGCTACTGCTCGGGAAATGCTAAGTAGAATTACTTTAGCGCTTGAAAATTTGCCATTCTTTTTGCAGCCTGGGTGTAAAGCAGTCAACAAAGGATCTATCGAATTTGCCAATAACTCAAAGGTTGTTGCAGCTGCTACATCGGCCAGTTCAATTCGTGGTATGTCGGTCAACCTTCTTTTCCTTGATGAGTTTGCCTTTGTCGAAAATGCTGCAGAGTTCTACACATCGACGTATCCAGTTGTTTCATCTGGTAATGATACAAAGGTAATTATCACATCAACTGCAAATGGCATTGGCAATTTATTCTGCGCTTTATGGGAAGGCGCTCAAAAGAAATCAAACGAATTTGTCCCGTTTAGAGTAGATTGGTGGGATGTTCCTGGGAGAGATGAGACGTGGAAAGCAATGACAATTGCTAACACCTCTGAGCTTCAGTTCGAACAAGAGTTTGGTAACAATTTCATTGGAACGTCAAATACACTTATTTCATCAAACATTCTTATGGGTTTACAAATGGAAAACCCTCAGAGATATCACCGAGGTGTAAAGTATTATGAAGATCCGATTGAAGATCATCAATACGTTATGACAGTAGACGTTTCAAAGGGTAGAGGACAAGACTACTCAACGTTTACCATGATTGATGCGACATTTGGAAACTTCGATCAGGTTGCTACGTTTCGTGATAATATGATTTCACCAATGATTTTCCCTGATATTATTGTAAGGGTCGCGAGAGAATATAACGAAGCACTTGTTATTATTGAGAATAATGATGTTGGCATGGCTGTTTGTAATGATGTATATTACGAACACGAATATGAAAATACTTTTGTTGAGTCCACTGTCCGTAAAAATGGTATCGGTGTAATGATGACAAAAAGAGTAAAGCGTCTTGGGTGTTCTAATCTAAAAGATCTAATTGAGCTCGAGAAGCTAAGAGTTCGTGATGAACACACCATCTTAGAATTATCGACGTTTGAATCAAAGGGTAGCTCATACGAAGCGAAGGTCGGCAATCATGATGATATGGTTATGAACCTTGTTATGTTTGCTTGGTTTGTTTCTTCCGAGGCCTTTGGTGATATTTCAACAGTTGACTTGAAGCAAATGCTTTTCAAAGAAAAGATGGAACAGATCGAAAACGATGTGCCTCCCTTTGGTGTCATTACTGATGGTAGAGAATCTGATAATGCTTATGTAGAAATGCAAAACGAGATTAAAGCTTGGCATGATTTGTAAAAAAATAAAATTATAAATAGATCTATTGAAACTATCTTATAATGATTCAACAACTTAAAATTAACTTATTGAAAGGACAAAACTAATATGGGATTTCAGGTATCACCCGGAGTAGAAGTCAAGGAAGTAGACTTGACTAATGTGATTCCTGCAGTATCGACATCGATCGGTGCTTTTGCAGGTCACTTCAGCTGGGGCCCTGTTGGAGAAACAAAAACGGTTTCTTCTGAAAAAGAATTAACAGATGCTTATGGTGTTCCAACTGGTACAGCTACCGGTGGTGAATATGATAACTTCGTACCATTCTTGCAGGCCGCAAGCTTTTTAAAATACGGTAACGCACTTGTCGTTTCCCGTGCAATTGATGCTGCAGCACGAAATGCTGCTGGTTCGGCGCATGGAGAATCGACCGACGTTCACAGCGCATACATTGGTAATAAAGACACCTTTGATGGCATTACATTTACAACAGCCGATGGTAATTCGCCAGGCGAAGCAGTTAATGCAGCGGTAATTCATGCACGCTGCCCAGGTAAATTGGGTAATAGCTTAAAGGTTTCGATCGCTCATGCACTTACTAATAGTGGAAACTTTAACGACAGTGCTTTAAACAGTGTCGTATCTACCGCCGCTTCAACCACATCTTGGGCATCTACTAATGTAGATAGTTCAGCAAACGATGAAATTCATGTCGCTATTGTTGATGAAGATGGGCAAATTTCTGGTACAAAGGGCACAGTCCTTGAAATCTTTGAAGGCCTTTCTTTATATTCAGATGCAGTTAAAGATGGAGGAACTAACTATTACAAAACAGTAATTAATCGTGATTCCGAATATGCCTTTATCGGCGAAACAGCATTTAAAGAATATTTCCGTGCAAGTGTTAGTGGTGTAGATTATGCTCTTCCTGGAGAAGTTGGCATATCAACACAGAAAACATTTGGCGCCTTGGCTGCAACGTCAAGAATCACCACCGGTGTTGATGCTCAAGATTCACCGACCCTTGGTGCAATTGATGTTACAGTTAACATCACTGGTCCTAATTCGCTTACTGATGGTACATACACAATCGTTGATGATGTGGATACTACTGGTGTTTCGAATTCTCCAAGTACCAATAATGGTTCCGGTGCGAAATTTAAAATCACAATTGCAGGTGGTGGCGATTCGCCTGACCAAAACGAAATCAGTGTTAATGTAGTTGATGGTGGTTTCCAATATGCGGTTGATGATGAAATCGTAATTAGTGGAGCCTTACTTGGTGGTGATGCTACCGACAACATTGCATTAAAGGTTGTAAGTGTTGATAATGTAAATCTGCTTGACTTCTCGTTAGCCAATGGCACCGATGGTGACAGTACTGCTCAGGATGAAGGTCACGTTGTAACTGCATTGGCAGAATTTCAAGATCCAGAAAAAATCGATATTAACCTGTTGTTCGCAGAACAATTCGATGGTACTACTCTTGTTGGTGCAGAAATTGTTCGAATTGCTGGCACAGCACGTAAAGATTGTATAGGGTTTATTTCGGCTGATATTTCCTCTGATAGCGCCGATGAAGTAACTACCGATCATACTAGTTACAATAGCTCGTATGTTGTATGTGATAGTTCTGCAGTGTATGTTTATAACAAATATCGTGATGATTTTGTTTACATTAACGCTTCTGGTCACATGGCTGGTCTTTGCGCCCGAACAGATCAAACTAACGATGCTTGGTTCTCACCGGCTGGTTACAATCGAGGAAATCTTCTTGGTGTAACTAAGCTTAAGTGGAATCCAAACAAGACTGATCGCGATACATTGTATAAAGCTGGTATCAATCCGATCATTGCACAACCGGGGCAAGGTATCTTGCTTTTCGGTGATAAGACAAAGCAAAGTAAGCCTTCCGCGTTTGATAGAATCAATGTTCGTAGATTGTTTAACGTTATCGAAAAAGCAATTGCTACAGCATCTAAATTCCAACTGTTCGAATTGAACGATGAGTTTACTCGTGCAATGTTCCGAAACATGGTTGAACCATTTCTTCGGGATGTACAAGGACGAAGAGGAATCAATGATTTCTTAGTTGTGTGCGATGAAACAAATAACACTGGTGATATTATTGATACGAATAGGTTTGTTGCAGATATTTACATCAAGCCTGCACGTTCAATCAACTTCATCACTCTTAACTTCGTAGCAACTCGTACGGGAATCGAATTCTCCGAAATCGTTGGAACAGGTAACTAATAACAAGAAAGAATCATGGCAACTATAGACGAATTTAAAGCAAAACTCATTGGAGGAGGAGCTAGAGCAAACCTTTTTAAGGCAACTCTAACTTTTCCCGGTTACGCTGAAGGTGATACTGAATTAGCACAATTCATGTGTAAAGCAGCTCAATTGCCCGCAAGCGTTATTGGACAAATTGATGTTCCTTATCGTGGCCGTCAGCTTAAAGTAGCTGGTGACCGTACATATGAAAACTGGTCAATCACTATTATTAATGACACCGGTTTTGAAATTAGGGACGCATTTGAGCGCTGGCAGAATGGGATTAACACCCATCAAAGCAATACCGGTTTGACTAATCCCATTGATTACGAAACTGATATGCTCGTTGATCAACTTGACAAAGATGGAAGCTCAATTAAGCAATATACCTTCCGAGGTGCTTATCCAGTTAACATTTCTGCAATTGATGTGAGTAGCGAATCTGCTGACACAATCGAAGAATTCACGGTTGAATTGGCGTATCAATACTGGACGTCCAATACTACCTCTTAATAAAACACACTTACTGATGCACAGGGTGGAATAAAACTACCCTGTGCATCGGTATAAATAAATATATCATGGCAGTGAATTTATTCGGATACGAAATTAGCAAGAAGGTCTCAAAGGATGATTTGAGTAAAGACATAATTTCGCCTATTCCTAAATCAAATGAAGAGGGAGCTACTAATGTAACAGTGGGTGGTGGATATTATGGTCAGTTTGTTGACCTTTCCGGCACTGATGCTCTTTCAGATCACGACATTATTCATAAATATCGTGAAGCTTCTTTACAACCAGAATGTGATTCTGCTATCTCTGATATTGTAGATGGTGCAATTGCAGCGAGTGAAGATTCTTCGCCAGTTAGTTTAAAACTTAAAGACCTTAAACAACCGGATACAGTAAAGAAAAAAATTCAAAATGAATTTAATGATGTCTTACGGCTTTATCGTTTCAATCATAACGCGCCTGAATATTTTCGTAATTGGTACATTGATGGAAGAGCATATTTCAATGTGATCATTGATGCCAAAAATCCTCAAAAGGGTATTTCAGAAATCAGGGCGGTTGAAACAACTCATATGAGTAAAGTTCGAGAAATTAAAAAGGAAGTTGATCCTAAAACTAAACTCGAAATTGAAAAGGTTGTTGACGAATACTATGTGTATTCGCCTGAACATGGTAATACAACTCAAGATCAGATTAATGGTGTTAAGTTTGCTAAAGATGCAATCATTCACGTAACATCCGGTCTTCAAGATTCAACCAAGACACGCTCAATTGGCCATTTGCATAAGTCACTTAAACTTGTGAATCAGCTCCGCTACATGGAAGATTCACTTGTGGTTTATCGTGTTTCTCGTGCACCAGAACGTAGAATTTTCTACATTGATGTAGGTAACCTTCCAAAGGGTAAGGCAGAAGAATATGTTCAACAAGTTGTTTCGCGTTATCGCAATAAACTTGTATATGATGCATCAACGGGTAACATCAGTGATGATCGTCGCCACATGTCAATGCTTGAAGATTTCTACCTTCCACGAAGAGAAGGTGGCCGCGGTACGGAAATTACAACATTGAGCGGTGGTGAAAATCTTGGTCAGATTGAAGATGTTCAATTCTTTCAACGTAAACTTTATCGTGCTTTAAACGTGCCTGTTGCACGATTAGAACAAGATACCGCATTTAGTATTGGCCGTGCAACTGAGGTTTCTCGAGAAGAAGTTAAATTCCAAAAGTTCATTGATCGTTTAAGAAAGAAATTCTCCTTTATGCTCATTGACGCTTTAAGAATTCAGCTTATTCTTAAAGGTATTATCACTGAACGTGATTGGCCTACCATTGAAGAAAGTATTAACGTTGATTTCCTTGAAGACAACTACTTCGCGGAAATGAAAGAATTTGAAATTCTTCGCGAACGCTTAGAAATGGCGCAAATGATGGAAGATCTGGTTGGTAAGTATATTTCAAACAAGTATGTTCGTCAAGTTATTCTTCGTCAAACCGATGAAGAGATTGAACAGCTTGATAAAGAAATTGAAGAAGAAGGCAGTGGAGAAGAAGATGGTGATGACTTTTAACTAAAAAATAATTCATAAAACATATAAATAGATACTATGGCTAAGCAAACAATTACAAATAGTGGTCAGCCGGATTCCTTTAGTGTTAATGGAGGCTTGCATTTTTTAAGCGTCTCCGGAACCTTTGATGGTGCAACTATTACATTGCAATACCGTCGAGATTCCGATTCAAGCTTTATTGCACTTCAGGATGATGGAAGTACTAAATCGATCACAGCAGCAATTAATGAAAATGTCTATCTCCCTGGTGGAGATTTAAAAGCTGTTGTGGCCAGTGCTGGAAGCTCCACAAATATTACATTCGAATTTTATAAAGTTACTGCATAGTAATATGCCTTTTAAATCAACAACGTGGAATACATTTATTTCACCATTTTCAAATAGCTTTACGAACACCTTTTTTGGGCTATCATATAGTTCCCATTTGTTAAATCAATATCCTGGTGCTTCTGCAGCATATTCGCTGCAAAACATTGGAGGCGGTGGTAACGTTATTCGTGCAAGACGTTCCAGCGATAATAGCGAGGATAATTTTTCGGCTACAGATATTACTGGTGGTGCTCTAGCTACATTTGCTGGTGCCGGAGATGCATTTGTTACGACGTGGTATGATCAAAGTGGTAATGGGCAAAACGCAACACAAACTACAGCATCGGCACAACCAAAGATCGTAAATAGTGGTTCTGTTATTACGAACTCCAATGGTAAAGCAACCGTGTCATTTGATGGTTCTGGCGATTATTTGCAAATGCCATTTGCCACAGGGTCAAACTCTGGCCATTTGATGTCTGCAGTTTGCGAACCCGTAAACAATACCACAAATCAGTTCCTACTTGACTTTCGCGATGCCAGTAATGACGGCATTACTTTGCTTGGTTTATCGTCGGGCCTTATTCACCATAGAAGCAATGCCGTAAAAGCACAGCAAAATTATGATGCAGATGTTCAACTGTTTACTGGTGAATACACGGGAACAGATTTGACCGCATACGTTGACGGGGCGGGAGGAACCACACTTACAGGAGCAAATACAAACGCGACAACTAACGGGCGGATCGGCTCTGTATCTTATGGGGTTACCCTGACTTGGAATGGCACAATTTCAGAAATTGTTATTTACCTTACAGACCAATCAGCAAATCGCGCCGATATTGAATCCAACATTGCTGGACGCCACGGAATTACTTTACCATGAAATATCTAATTCTAAGTCAGGGCGAGCAACACGCCAAAGCGTTATCTTCTGCGATGTGGAGATTAACTCGTCCTAGTGGCAACGATGCAACCGAATACTATGTTGATTGGCACGTTCACACAGATGGCCGGGCAGCACTTAGTGTATTAGGCGAGGTCAGTTATCAACTTGAGGGCGAAAATGGCGAGACCATTTATCAGTGCACTGAAGATCAGCCTATTCATGAAGATTGCGATGTTCCTGCTTTTCGTGCGCTTATTGAGGATGCCGTAACGTTAGAAGAAGCTAATGCGATCGAAACTAACATCGAAGATGCAAAGGGTGGTAGAATATCTTTCCTTCAAGTAATTATTGAATCTCCTAGCTTGTCCGCCAATCTTAGAACCAAGGCAGAAATGGATGCTGATGGGTGGTTTCCAAATAACAATTGGATCTAAGGCAATATGTCCAAATAGAAATTAAAACTAGTATAAATAAATTAACCAATAAATAATTATGTCAGACGTTACAGTAAGTGCCAATGTTGATACATTTTTGCAATCTGCAAACAATGCGGCTATGCGAAGTAATTTGGATTTAGATAATAACTACGTTAAACTGACCGGCACTCAAAGCATTGGTGGTGCAAAAACATTTTCAAGTAATGCTGTTTTTAGTGCTAATCTCACCGTGGACACTAACACACTGCATGTTGATTCGTCAAATAACCGTGTAGGCGTTGGAACAGCCTCACCATCTTATGCGTTTGATCAGGCAGGTAACGCAGCACTTGGTTCTGGAACATTGTATGTCGATTCGGGCGGCAGTGTAGGTATTGGAACAACCTCACCATCAACCGCGCTTCATGTTGCTAATGATATTACTGCTGGTAGTTTTGTATATACTGGTGATCTATCGGTAACCAATAATGCAACTGTAACTGGATATCTTGCCTGCTCTACTTTTCGTGATGGAGGAGGTAGTAGCCAATGGGGTTCGGAAAGTGGTGGGACTTTCACCTTTAGTGGTGGAGTAAATATAGGTGGTCAAGCTGAAGCGTCAAGTCAAGCTGCAAGCACAGATAATTCGCTAATGACTCGTAACCTAGTCGATACCGACAGATGGCTAAACTCTGCAAGATTGTGGAACCCGTTGGTTATACCATCATTTACTAAAACTGGAACTGGATCAGTAAGTCAAACAAGTGCTGGTGATGCTTGGGTAGTGTTGCAATCTGGCACGAGTAATAGCGGTTATGGTAAGGCGGTGATTGGTCGTGGCCTTAATAGCGCACCCGGTCTTTCAGGTGCTGGTATATACTTTAGCAAGCCAATAGGTCTTTCTTGTAATATCTCTAAGTTTGCAGCCAATGACGAATCGAATCGAATTAGGATAATTGTTGGAACAGGTACAGGTGCACCTGCAGCATCAGGTGATGATCCAATTAGTGATGACGGGTTTGGAGTTGAGATAAAACGCAATGCCACACATACGCAATGGAGAGTATTTGCACATAACGGAACCACCCTTACAGCAACAACATTTGCAAATCTTTATTCTGGAACGAGATTGCAACCACAAACTTTAGCAATTTATAGTAACGCATCTGGAACCATAACAGCGTATTATGGCAATTATGGCGCTGATAGTTTTAGCACGATTACGACCACAGGCGGTCCAACTGGAACGGGCGCATCTGCTACATCACGAGCTGCTATAGAAGTAGCAAATTCATCTTCTGGAACAGCAACCTCCAAGGCCAATGTTTACAGCTGCAAAATTTATACACCTGACAACTAATTAACATAAATACAATCATGGCACTAATACCTAAATCAACTCAAGTCGCTGTTCGGATTGAAGAAATCAACGAGCAGACAGTTAGCTTTTTGCGTGCACAAGCAAAAAACGCTTATTCACTTGTTACTACTGAAGGCGAAGAACAAGCAATTCTTGATGTTCTTGGTACACAGGCAGTTGAAGCAATTACTGTTTACAATACTCTTTACACCGCGCTCGATTCTCTTGGTCAAGCTGATGGTTTGACCGCACACAACCCTGAAGTGTTTGTGACTAATGCAGATGGTAGCGTTACCTACGTTGCGCCAAACGACTCTCCTTCAGAGTGAAGTTAAAAATTAAATTATTATAAATATATTAGAATATGAAAGAAGACGCAGAAAAAGTATTTTCAAGCATAGTTCAAAATAAGCCTATTCAGGCTTCTAAAAATTTTAAAGACGCGATCGATAGTAAATTGAAAACCGCTTTGGAAGTAAGAAAGGTCGGTTTAACCTCAGACATTTACAATAGATCTAAAGAAAAATGAAACTTATCACAGAACACTTAGAATCGCTTGAATATATTACCGAAGAAAAGAACGGTAAGAAGGACGTCTATATTGAAGGTGTCTTCATGCAAGCAGAAAAGGAAAATCGCAATAAGCGAATTTATCCAAAAGGAGTTCTTGAAAGCGCATGTGATAAGTATGTTAAAGAACAAGTTAAAACGGGAAGAGCAGTTGGTGAATTAAATCACCCTGATGGTCCTACAATTAACTTAGATAAAGTTTCACACAGAATTACCGAGCTTAAGTGGCAAGGTAATGATGTTGTTGGAAAGGCACTTATTCTTGACACACCGATGGGCAAAATTGTGAAAGGTCTCGTTGATGGTGGGTGTAAGTTAGGTGTCTCAAGTCGTGGTATGGGTACTGTTGAGAATCGAAATGCAAAGACATTTGTGAAAGATGATTTTATTCTTTCAACTGTCGACATTGTTCAAGACCCCTCTGCTCCTAGTGCCTTCGTTGAAGGTATCATGGAAGGAGTTGAATGGGTTTGGGAAAATGGCATTTTAAAATCTCAGCAAATTGAAGAATATGAGACTGAAATTAAAAAGGTTCCACTTGGGCGGATCAGTGAAGCACAGGAACGGATCTTTAGTGATTTCCTCTCCAAACTCTAATTCAAAACAATTAATATGTTAGACGAAAAACAAACTGTCGAAGATATTGAAGAGATTGATCTCGTTGAGAATCAGGAGCTTGAACAGGATACACCTGAAGAAGTTTCTGAGACAACACAAGATCTGTCTGATTCAATCTTAGATGTTCTCCTTGGCGAAGCTAAGAAGAACGAGGAAGACGAAAAAGAAGACGAAGTCGAAGAGGATGCTCACGAAGACGAAGATGAAGTCAAAGAGGGTGCCCACGAAGATGAAGTCGAAGAAGACGAAGACGAAGTTAAAGAGGGTGCTCACGAAGATGAAGAAGAAGACATCGAAGAGGGTGCCCATGAAGAAGAAGACGAAGTCGAAGAGGATGCTCATGAAGATGAAGTCGAAGAGGATGCTCATGAAGATGAAGTCGAAGAAGAGGAAGAAGATGAAGTTGAAATGCCTGAAGACAAAACAAAGGGTGGTATTCTTTCCGCCAGTTTTGATGCGTTAAAAGGCATGAAAAAGTCCCAATTGGTTTCTGCTTATAAGGCAATCAATCCTATAGCAGAAGGCGAACATGAAGAAGATTCTGACATGCCTAAAACTAAGGCTGACATGATCAACGCCATGTATGGTCAACTTAAGGCCATGAAAAAGGACGAGCTTACAGCTTCTTATAAAAACATCATGGCATCACATTGCAATGAAAGTACTGAAGAAGGTGCAAATGCGCTTGAAGAAGATCTTTCAGTGCTTGTTGATGCTGAACAAAACCTCACCGAAGACTTCAAATCAAAAGCCGCTACTCTATTCGAAGCTGCTTTGGCAAACCGTGTAACTTCAATTAAAGAAGAACTCGAAGAACAGTATAACGAAGATCTAAAGGAAGAAGTTGAATACATTCGTGAAAAACTTGTGACTAAGATCGACGATTATCTTTCTTACGTTGTTGAAACTTGGATTGAAGAAAACCAAGAGTTTGTTGATAACAAACTTCGTACAGAGATTACCGAAGACTTCATGTCTGCACTTCAAGGTGTGTTCACAGAACATTACATTGAAGTTCCTGAAGGCAAGAGGAATTTGGTTGATGAACTTTCCGAAGACCTTTCTTCGGCAAATGAATCTTTGGCTGATGCACAAGAAAGTAACATTATTCTTTCGGAGAAAGTCGTTTCTCTTGAAAAGGAAAAGGTTATTACTGAAGCATCGTCTGATTTGGCAACTACAGAAAGTGCAAAACTTGCTTCAATGGTTGAAGAAATCGAATTTGTCGATGCTGATACCTTTGCAGATAAAGTTGCTACAATTAAGGAAAACTTCTTTTCCGATTCCAATAAGGAAGAAACTCCAAACGTTGAAACTAAAAGTTCAACACAAACCCAAACCATCGTAGAAGGTGCTGGTGATCCTAATGCTAAATTATCTTCGGATATGCAAAAGTACACCTCTGCCCTTTCACGTTTCAAAGACTAACCCAAAACAACTAGAAAAAACTATTATGCTAAACGCAGAAAAAGAACTAAGTAAGTGGGCTCCAGTGCTTGATCACGCGGATGCTCCTGCTATCAGTGATAGCTATAAGAAGGCAGTGACTGCCAAGCTTCTTGAAAATACCGAAGTTGCACTTCGCCAAGAAGCCGCTCACTCATCCTTCACTCTTACAGAGGATGCACAACAAAATACAGGTTCTATTACGACTCCTGATCCAGTGCTTATTTCTCTTGTACGTCGTGCAATGCCAAACCTCATCGCTTATGATGTTGCTGGCGTTCAACCAATGAGCGGACCAACCGGTCTTATCTTTGCAATGAAGCCACGTTTCGGTGATGGTACAGCAATCGTTACTACCGATACTGAAGCATTCAAGAATGAGCCTGACACAGACTTCTCTGGTACAGGTACTCACGCTGGTCAGCTTCTTGATTCCCCTGGTCACTTCGGTGAAGCAACAGGTTCAACTGGTACCGGTATCGCTACTGGAACTGCTGAAGTTGAAACTTCACTTGCTGAAATGGGTTTCACCATCGAAAAAGCAACTGTTACTGCTAAGACACGTCAACTTAAGGCTGAGTACTCAATGGAGCTTGCTCAAGACCTTAAGGCTGTTCACGGCCTTGACGCTGAGTCCGAGCTTGCTAACATCCTTTCCGGTGAAATTCTTGGTGAAATCAACCGTGAAGTTATTCGCGAGATTGTGACCACTGGTAAGAGCTTCCAAGGTGCAGCAGCTGCTGCCGGTAAGTTTGACCTTGCCTCTGACGCCGATGGCCGTTGGTTGCAAGAAAAATTCCAGTCGCTTATCTTCCACATCGAACAAGCTGCTAACAAGATTGCAACTGAAACTCGTCGCGGAAAAGGTAACTTCGTTATCTGCTCCAGCAACGTTGCTTCTGCCCTTGCTGCCGCTGGTAAACTTGTATTCGGTGGTGAAGGTGAACTGAGTGTTGATGCCCTTGGTAACACATTCGCTGGTACTCTGAATGGCCGCCTTAAGGTTTATGTTGACCCTTATGCTGGTAACGATTACGCTACCGTTGGTTATAAAGGTGCTTCTGCATACGACGCTGGTCTGTTCTACTGCCCATACGTTCCTCTTACTATGGTCCGTGCCGTTGGTGAGAACAGCTTCCAACCGAAGATTGCCTTCAAGACACGTTACGGTCTTGTGCAAAACCCGCTGAACGAAGTGTTCAACTCACCTGGTCTCAATAAGACTAACGTCTACTATCAGACCTTCAACGTTAATAACATTAACAATGACAATACCTAAGATTTAAACTCTTAGTCTTGGGGGTCCCCGAAAGGGGGCCCCCTTTTTTTATAAATAATATTATGGCTACAACAGTAAAGAAAAATTTAACGACCAATATTAATTATCTTACGCCAATTGGTTTTAAGCTTACTATTAATCTTGAAAAGTATGGAAATACAGAATACTTTTTAACGACGTTTAATTTGCCAGACATTTCGACTGGTGAAATTTCTGTTCCATTTCGAAATGCTATTAGTTATCAGCCGGGTGAAACTCGCCAATTCGGGCAATTGAATCTTAGATTTATTATTGACGAAGATATGAACAACTATAGCGAAATGTTTAATTGGTTAAAGGCGAATACAGAGAAAACTGAAAAGGCCGATATGATTCTATCTGTCATGTCTGCACACAATGTTGTAAACAAACAATTCCAATTTAAAAATGCCTTTCCTATCTCGTTAAGCGGAGTTGAGTTCAATACTCAATCAACGGATGTAGAATACCTACAGTCTGATGTTTCGTTCCGTTATGATGAATTTGTGATTATTAAATAAAATATGAATCTTGATAAAATCCTTGAAATGTGGAAAGAGGACGTCGTAATTGACGATGTTTGCCTCGATGAAGAAACGATTAAGTCTTCAAAATTACACGCGAAATACCTTGAACTCTTTTCGATGGCGAAGCTGCAATTGAAAAGAAAAGAAATCGAACATGAGTCCATAAAAAAGGACAAGTGGTTATACTATAATGGTAAGATGACGCAGCAGGATATGGATAAACGTAATTGGAAATACGATCCATTTGATGGTATGACAAAGCCTCTTAAGTCAGACATGGATATGTACTATTCAACTGATGAAGATCTTACTCGTATTAAAGCCCAGATTGATTATCAGAAAGCAATCATTGAAACACTCGAAGAAATTATGGGTAATATTCGGTGGAGACATACTCACGTTAAGAACATTCTAGACTTTAAGAAGTTTACATCAGGAATGTGATGTTATACGTAACTAAAAAAGACGAATCTAAAGTACTGCTGCGTAGTGACGATAGTGGTATACTAATGGAGTTGAGCGAGTACTTTACGTTCTACGCAGAG